CAGGCATAAACAACACCCTTGTTGGTGCTTTATCGGGCGATGCTCTAATAGATGCAGATTACAATGTAGCTGTTGGTTACGGTTCTTTAAGTGCAGATACTTATGGAAGCAGAAGTACAGCATTAGGTTATTCTGCTCTAAATGCTCAAAACTTTACTACGGCTTCAACTGTTTATAATGTTGCTGTTGGCTATAACGCAGGAGGCAATATAAGCACAGGCGCTGAGAATACCATCATCGGTGGTCAAGCAGGTGATGCTCTCACCACTGGCGCTAGTAATGTTGCGGTAGGATACTCTGCTTTAAGCACTGAAGACGCACACGGCAGAAACACCGCTGTTGGGTATAAAACATTAGAAACTCTTAATGCAGGTGCTGATGGAAATAATACTGCTGTCGGATATTTTGCAGGGCAGTCAGTAACCACAGGCATACAAAACACCCTCGTGGGTTCTCTAGCGGGTGATGCTTTAACAGATTCTGACTATAACACTGTTGTTGGCTATCAAGCGTTATCTACTGACACGTTAGGCGGTAGAAGCACAGCAATAGGCTATCAAACGCTCGCCAATCAAAACTTTACAACAGCTACAAGTGCTTATAACACAGCAGTTGGTTATTCCGCAGGTGTAGCAATAACCACAGGCATTCAAAATACCCTAATAGGCGCAATAGCAGGTGATGCATTAACAGATGCTGACTACAACGTAGCTGTTGGAGTAACAGCTTTGGGCGGAGACACCAAAGGAAATAACTCTACTGCCATAGGGTATAGCGCATTAGTTGCTCAAAACTTTACGACTAGCACAGATTCATTTAACACAGCAGTAGGTTATGAAGCAGGTGGGGCAGTAACTACAGGCATTCAAAACACACTTATTGGTAGTCGAGCTGGTGATGCTTTAACTGATGCTGATTACAATACGGCTGTAGGAATGGGTGCTCTTGGTTCAGACACTTTAGGTAGCTATTCTACTGCTATTGGTAGGAACGCTTTATATAGTCAAAACTTTACAACGGCTACAAATTCTTTAAATACTGCTGTTGGATATGCTGCAGGAGAAGGAATAACCACAGGCACAAGTAACACCCTTGTAGGTAGTGGAGCAGGAGATGCATTAACTGTTGGAAATTCAAATGTTGTTGTAGGTACACTTGCTTTAACTGCAGACACTAAGGGCGATAGAAATATTGCCATTGGTGCTAACGCATTAGAAGTACAAAACTTTACCACTAGTACAGATTCCTACAATACCGCTGTTGGTCATGCAGCAGGTGCATCAGTAACCACAGGCATTAACAACACCCTCATTGGTGGTTTAGCAGGTGATGGTTTAACCGATGCGGATAATAATGTTGCAGTAGGTCAGACTGCTTTAACTACTGATGCTAAAGGAAGTAAAAATACAGCAGTCGGTCATTCGGCTCTTGAAGCTCAATACTTTTCAACGTCTACAACTTCTTATAATACTGCTGTTGGTTCTGACTCTGGTAAAGCAATTACCTCAGGCGTTGAAAACACCATCATAGGTTCTAATGCAGGTGATGCTCTAATAGATTCTGATTATAACGTAGTTGTTGGTAAAGGTGCTTTAACTACTGATAGATATGGCAGCAGGTCAACTGCTATAGGTTATGAAGCACTATTAGCTCAAAACTTTGGAACTGCTACAGATACTTATAATACTGCTGTTGGTTATGCCGCAGGTACAGCAGTAACCACAGGACAAAGAAACGTCTTAGTCGGTGGACTAGCAGGAGATGCTTTAACAGACGCAGACGACAATGTTGCAATCGGTACGACTGCTTTAAGTGCAGACACATTAGGTAGTCGTTCAGTAGCTATTGGTAAAGAGGCTTTAGCTGCTCAAAACTTTACAACAGCTACCAACGCCTACAACACGGCAGTTGGTGCATTTTCAGGAAACGCAGTTTCCACAGGCACACTTAACACCCTCGTAGGTGGTTTAGCTGGGCAGCAATTAACCACAGGAGTTCAAAACACCCTCGTTGGTGCTTCAGCCGGTGATGCACTTACTGATGCAGATTATAATCAGGCACTAGGAGCCTATGCTTTAAGTGCAGATACTAAAGGAAATCGCTCTGTTGCAATAGGAGGAAGCTCCCTCTATACCCAAAACTTTACTACTTCGACTAATACTTTTAATACAGCAGTAGGACACGGTACAGGATATGCCATAACCACAGGGATTTATAATACTCTTATGGGAGGTAATGCAGGAACTGCTCTTATAGATGCTGATAATAATGTAGCACTAGGAGTGAGTGCTTTAACTGCTGATACTTATGGAAGTAGCTCAGTAGCTATAGGTACTTCGGCTTTAGCAACTCAAAACTTTACAACAGCTACAGATTCTTATAATACAGCAGTAGGGCATAACTCAGGTACAGCAGTAACCACAAGCATCCAAAACACTCTAATTGGTGGTCTTGCAGGAGATGCAATTACTACTGGGGAAGGTAATACAGCTGCTGGCTACCTTGCTTTATCTGCCGTAGCTTCTCATTATAACTCTGCTTTTGGTCGAGCTTCTTTACTGCAATGTACTGGCCAAGACAATACGGCTGTAGGCGAAAGCTCAGGAGGAGCAGCTACAAGTGGCAATAATAACCTTTTTCTTGGACATGATGCAGGACTTTCAGGTTCTCCCGGTGGTGCAATAACCACAGGTAGTAATGAAATAGTATTAGGTGATGAAAATATAACTGAGTCACATATCCAAGTAGATTGGACTATTGCCTCTGATGAGCGAGACAAGACTGACTTTACGGCTCTTGATGTAGGCTTAGACTTTGTTAATGCTTTAGCCCCAGTTACTTATAAGTGGGACAAGCGTTCTAAGTACATTGACAAGGATGATCCTAGTGTTGATTTAGATGCTGTGTCGCATGATGGAACCCACAAAGAAGATTGGCTGGATATAGGCTTTAAGGCTCAAGAAGTTGAAGCCCTAGAGATTGCAGCCGGTTATAAAATTGCTGAGAAGACCAACCTTACGACTAGCCTTACAGGTGATGGTAAGCAGTACGGAATACAGTACAGCAAGTTTGTACCCATCCTAGTTAAAGCAGTTCAAGAACTTTCCGCTGAGATAGATAAACTGAAAGCATAGGAGAAAAGCTAATGGCAGAAGAAAGAACAGCCGAAGAAAAGGCCCAAATGTACGCAGCAATCGTTGGTAGCGTGAGTGTCATTGACAACGTTATCGATGATGCTAATGAGTTTTGTAATGACCTCACTAAAGCTGAGAAGAGAGAGCGTGTTAAGCGTAGCGCAGGCTATATGTCGATGGCCGTCGCTCTGAAAGATTGGGGTAGTGAAGATATGACTGCTGTTAAGGCCGCTATTAAAAAAGCAAATGCATATTAACCGTCCTCATGGAGCAGGAATATAAGCTACACACGCTCCCGGCGGCGTTCCTGCTAGAAACGTGGATGCCCGACGCCATGGTGTCAGGGTTGAACACGTACTTGGACGAGTTGATGGAGCAGGAGGACCGTACTTCCCACGCCGGTACGCTGGTGGGGCAGATCGGCCATGGGCAGCAATTAACCATGGATCATGACGATCCACGGCTTAATGATTTCTGCAAAATGACAGAAATCTTATCCATCGATTACCTCACCAACTTTGCTTCCACAACGGGCAATCCATTTAAGGATCAGTTAGCTGTTGAGGTAGATGAGCTTTGGTCCGTGCATAGCTATGAACGGGACTACAACCCCATTCATGACCATGGCACTAAGACGATCATGGGTATTTCCATCACTTCATGGACCAAGGTGCCCCAGCAGATACTCGATCAGCCTACAGCAGGAAGCCCTGAGTACAACTTATACAATGCGTCGGGTAATTCTGATGGTTGCTTGGCCTTTAACTACGGCATTAATTCATTGATGGACGTACAGCGGTTGCGCCCTCCACAGAGTTTTGTCATCAAACCTGAGATCGGTAAGTTCCTAATGTTCCCCTCCTGGTTGCAGCACATGGTGTATCCTTTCGAAGGTGATGGTGAACGTCGCACAGTGGCAGCAAATTTAAATGTTTGGAAGGTGGAAAAAGATGGCGGAAGAGTCTTTAACTAAAGAAGAAGACGTGTTGATGGATGGGGAGTCTGGGGAAGAGTTCCTTCGACATGAAGAAGAAGGACAGCCAGAGATCGTCGAACTCCCTCCCAATATACAAAACATGCAGGCCAAAATGGATCGTTTGCGGTCTGAAATCGCAACGTTGCAAGGTCAATTTAATGATGTGCAGGCTGAGTTGGATACGCGACTAGCAGCATTCAATTGGTACAACGATCAATTGCAGGCAGCTCTGGAGGAATAAATGGATATCATGGGAATTATTGGCTATGTGACGATGATTGTCACAGTCGCCAGCTTAGTGGCGGCTTCGACCCCTACGCCGAAGGATGATGTTTGGATTGGAAAGCTCTACAAATTTATTGACTTACTGGCAATCAATGTCGGCAAAAGCAAACAAAAGCCGGGAGAAAGCTAAAGCTAAGCGGCCTGTCGTAAAACACACGGCCATGCAACTAGCGATTGAGGCGCTGGATCGCATTGCTCTTCATGAAAAAGAATGTGGAGAGCGCTGGGGAGAAGCTATAGTAGAGCTTCGGGAGTTACGTAAAGTAACTGATGCTCACTCGGCCCGATGGGAAAGGTTGGCATGGCTGGTGATTGCTACTGTTTTAACCACCGCTGGCGCCACATGGGTCACTAACATAATTTAGAGGAATGCAGTGCCTCTCCAAAAATTTCTTTTCAATCCAGGGATCAATCGAGAGGGAACAGCCTACACCGCAGAAGGCGGTTGGTTTGATGGCAATCTAGTTCGTTTTCGCAAAGGGTTTCCTGAAAAGATTGGCGGATGGCTTAAAGAAGTCACCACCACGTATGAGGGCACGGGCCGCATCCTCCATGGCTGGGTTAATCTGGCAGGCACCAAACTTCTGGGTTTAGGTACTCGTTACAAGCTCTATATCCAGCAGGGTACGGGCTTCAATGACATCACTCCGATTCGAACGACCACTGCTGCTGGTGCTGTCACCTTTGCAGCCACTGATGGCTCTTCCACCATCACGGCAACCAACACATCTCATGGTGCGGTGGAAGGTGATTTCGTTACTTTTTCAGGTGCAGCTACTCTTGGTGGATTAATCACCGCTGATGTACTCAATCAGGAATATCAGATTGCTACGGTGCCTACGGCCAACACCTATACGTTCACGGCTAAAGATACGTCAGGGGATGAAGTAACGGCTAACAGCAGTGACTCTGGTAATGGGGGTTCTAGTGTTGTTGGGGCGTACCAGATCAACTGCGGTCTGGATGTCTATGTTTCCAGTTCAGGTTGGGGTGCAGGTACTTGGGGTGCTGGTGGTTGGGGTGAAGCTGCAACGCTTTCTGATTCTAATCAGTTGCGCCTTTGGAGCATTGATAATTTTGGTGAGGACTTAGTTGCCTGTCCTCGAGCGGGTGGTCTCTACTACTGGGATAACACCGATGGTGTAGGGACTCGAGCGGTTGCTTTCTCTTCATTAACGAATTCCAATCTTGCGCCCACCAAGGGATTTCAAGTGATTGTTTCAGACGTAGATCGGCATGTACTGGTGCTGGGTTCTGATCCGATTTCAGGTACATCACGGACAGGCTCTATTGATCCGTTGCTGATCTCTTGGTGCGATCAGGAAAACATTTTGGAATGGCAACCACGGTCTACGAATACGGCTGGTTCCCTACGGGCATCTGCTGGCTCAGAGATCATTGGTGGTTTACGAGCTCGTCAGGAAACGTTGATCTGGACAGATACTGCGCTGTACAGCCTGCAGTTCATTGGGGCACCGTTTACCTTTGGGCTTAACTTAGTTAACCAAGGGGTTAGCCTGATTGGCCCCAATGCCGCCATCAATACACCTTCAGGTATTTATTGGATGGATCGCAAGGGGTTCTATAGCTATACAGGTTCGGTGGCGCCATTACCTTCATCAGTGCATAGCTATGTCTTTGATGATTTTAACGAAGGCCAGGCGTATCAATTCTTTGCGTTCTTGAACAAGCAATTTGATGAAGTCGGATGGTTCTATTGCTCATCTTCATCGACCACCATTGATCGATACGTAACCTATAACTATGTTGAAGGTACATGGGCCATTGGCCAGTTAGCACGCACGGCATGGTTGGATGAAGGCATTGAGTCTTATCCTCGGGCGACAGGAAAGTCGAACAGTTCCGATTATCTTTACAAGCAAGAGACTGGGAATGATGACGATGGCTCTCCGATGGATAGTGTCTATGTTGAGTCCGGTGATTTTGATCTAGGTGAGGGTGAAGACTTTCAGTTTATCCGCCGTATGATTCCTGACGTGAAGTTCACAGGTGATGGGGGTTCGGATCAGACGCTGAACGTGGTGTTAAAGACCCGGAATTACCCAGCCGATTCATTGACCACAGATAGCACCACGGCTTTCACCGCTTCAACCACCAAGGTGGATATGCGTGCTCGTGCTAGACAAGCAGTTCTTCGCTTTGAGTCTGATGATGATGCGGCTGCAGGGGTTCGACTTGGTGTGGGCTTCCGTATAGGTGGTACTCGGCTTGATCTTCAGGCAAACGGTAGGCGGTAATGGCTCGTCTTTTAGAGACACGCTTACCTTTAGCTACAGAGCCTGAAGTTCGTAAGGATATTTTTAACAAACTCATTCGGGTGTTGGAACTTAACTTAGGTGCTTATGACACCAACGCTACCCCTGCATTTATCGTTAGCAAGCGAGACCAGTTAAAATTCAACGATGGCGATGTCATTTGGAACCTTAATGAAAGCGTTCTTCAAGTTTGGGAAACTGATCGGTGGGAAAATATTTCCACCCCAGAAACCGCAGGAGTCAGTGGCACAGGAACCCTTGGAACCCTCCAAGTTATCACCGCCGGATCAATCGACGTGGCCATCCTTTAGCATGGATAGATCAACCAAAGTCAGTGATCACTTCACGTTAGGTGAGATGTGTAAGTCATCAACAGCAGAACGTTTGGACATCACCAATCTTCCTAACGAAATAGAATTTAAGCGGTTAACGACTTTAGCTGAGAAGATTCTTGAGCCTGTGCGTGTGCATTTTGGTCGGCCCTTTGCGCCCAGCAGTGCCTTTCGTTGTGCTGAGTTGAATAAAGCCATTGGATCAAAAGCTTCCAGCCAGCACTGTTTAGGCCAAGCGGTGGACTTTGAGTTAACGGGCATCAGCAATGAAGAGGTTGCCCGATGGGTTAAAGATAACCTCAATTTCGATCAATTGATCTTAGAGTTCTATGATGGGAAAGATCCTAACAGTGGTTGGATTCATGTTTCTTACGTTGCTGAAGATTTGAATCGTAACCAAGCGCTGGTGTACTACGGGAAATCGTACGCACTGTTTGAGTAATGAACGATTTCGTTACCATCATCAACGAGGTTGGCGTACCCGTTGCTGGACTTCTAGGTCTTGGTTGGTTGTTGTGGCAACTTCTCGGCAAGATCATGAACACCCTTGAGCAGAAAGTTGATGCGATTGATGACAGCATCAATACCAAAATGGATAACATGGAACATCGGCTGATGACCCAGCTAGAGACGCAGCACGGCATTATCATCAGTCTCATTGATCGTGTGAGAGCGGTAGATAATCAGACGATCCGCCAAGACGTATTGCTGAAAACGTTGCTGGGTGTGCCTAATCTGATTGACCAT